CATTCACTCTCCTTAATCTAAATGATGGTGTCCATTCTACTTCCGTATCAAATAACTCACCATCGGTGTTTTTAAATAGCCTAACTGCTCTAGTTTTAGAATTAGATTGTCCATTTAATCCTATCACTTTTCTTGAAGCATTCTCGATTGCACCACTACCTTTACCAGCGTATAAATCAAGCACTTCATTCCTGCTGTATTCTCTACTTACTTGCGATATTTGAATTACAATCATATCATTATTTACTGCCATGTTTGACAAACCATGTGATATATATTTAATCTTTTCGTATTCACCTCTATAACTTTGGGGCGTATCTACTAAATCAATATAATCTACAATTAATAATGCTGGTTGTAACTCTCTTACCTTCTCTGCTATTTTATCTAACGTTGGAGAAATAGTTTGAATCATTACATGTTCTAATTTATGTTTATTAGATTCATATAACTTATCATACTCTTTATTCACACTGTTCTTCTCTTTTCCTGATACTATTTGCAAATGCCTTCTATGCATATACCAAGAGGAAAGCTCTAAACTTAGAAATAATGTAGGTATTTGCCAATCTGTTTCAATAGTATGATTGACAAAGTCTACACCAAGTGCTAGATTTTGAGCAAAAGTGGTCTTATTAGAGCCTGTTGGTCCAAAAATAGTGACTAACTCACCTGGATATATAACCGACTCTTTTTTGATTCCTAATGCCCTACCTAGGTCTATAGTTTTTCCACTAAAATCAGTAGTAAGTCTTTCATGTAACTCTCCTTGCATTTCATCTGAAGACTTAATATCTACTAGATAATCTTTCCTTTCAAAGAACATACACTGTGTCTTACAATGTTCTTTCATTATAATATCTTGACAACCATATTTATAATTTCTATTATAAACACTTTCTACCATCTCCATAATTTGCTTTTCATTTACACTTTTATTGTTCCAATGAAGCATCATTATTTTAGCATAGTGACTAGGAATACCATGTCTTTTAAAGTGACTTATTATTCTCATAGCTGTTACATGCCTACTGCCTTCAATCGCTCCATTCTTAAGCATAGATTGAACACATGGTACTATTTTATTTGGCTCTGATATTTTATTAAATACTTGAACATCTGGGACATCTGTTATAATAGAATCTTCTAATTCTCCTTCACCTATCAAATCATGATAATTAAAATCCATTCTATTATTTTTAGCCATCTCGATTATTTGGCTAGCTTCTAAATTCATTACTTCATCTCTTGTAAGTGGGATTTTAAAAAGATTTGTCTTTTTATTTAGAGTATGTGGTAGTCTATATATACCTGTTCGCATATATATACTAGAATCTAAATTAGGGACAAGCTTTTTTAAAGTTTGTTTTACCACGTATGGCAAATCATTGCCTTCTTTAAAGTTGAATAAAGAGCCAGCTAAAATCAAATGGTATCCAGAGCCAGAAAAATAGGATTGAAAGCTCCCACATTCAATATCCGCTTCTTCCAGCTCCAGGATAACACTTCTCAAGATGTCTAGAGTTTTATCATCTGTATTATCTTGTTTGTCTATATCTACAGGAACTTTATCTATGTATCTTATGCCAAAGAAGTTTCTTAAACTTCCATGCTCTTCTACATATTCTACAGCAGTTTCATCGTAAAGATAAACACTTCTATAGACAGGTTCATTTCCTATATAATTACCAAGAGTATTTACAGGTATTATTATACCTCTATTATTAGGTATTCCTCTAGCTATCTCGACATACTTCATAGATTAGCTAAACCGCTTCCTGAGAGCGTATTGCCGTTTGAATTATTAACCATATCTCCTTCTTTCATTTCTTTGATATAGCCTTTAGATTTCATCCATTCAGCATCTTTCTTAAGGTTAGCTTTATTCATATCTGTGTTTTTATAAAACTTATTCCACATTCTAGAATAAACCTTTGCTCCTGGAGTTTTAGGTTGTTCTTTATAGAAGTATCCTAAAAAGTTATAATCTGGGTCTGTTCCTGGTATCACAGCACTTAAATGATTATCTGTAAGATATTTGGCTATATCTTCTATTTGATTACCACTTGCATCTTCCCATTTACCATCTACAGTAATTCCAGCATCACATCCTATTTCATCAAAGAATTGATACAATCTCTTAAGACAACTTCCTCCTACAATTTTACCACCTTCTTTTTCAAAGCTTCCTTTGATTTGAGTTGTTCTTTCGTAATCGCTTCCTTTTTGTTTTACTACTATATTTAAAAACAAATCAGCCCAATCAAACTCTTCTGATTTATCTTCAAATCCTACGATACCTATTTCACATACGCCTTCAAAACTAGTAAAGTTTCCACTATTTTTCTTGACTTCTGGTTTGAATATTGCCATTATTTACTCTCCTTATATATTAGATTCCATTTTAACTCAATGTCCTTACCTTTTAAGTGAGGACTTCTACTTCCAGCTTCAAGTGCTTCATTTGCTTTAAATGAAACCTTTAGCTTTCCTTTGTCATCATCTCTATAGACATATCCAATAGCATCGCAGTCTGCCATTAACATATTTTTTAATTTACCAGTTAAATCTAGACTTTCTGGCTCTACTATTGCTTTACTGTCTACAACGGCTCTCGCCCATTTCCTATGTCCGATGATTATTACATGAGGAAATATCTCTTTAAGAAAATGCACTGTATTTAACACTTTTTCTCTTACCATACCAAAACCTTTACCAAAGGCTAAATCTTGGATAGCAGACACACTTTCTTCTTCACAAACGGAACTTTCTGCCCATGTTGCTATTCTATCTATTGTATCTATAGCTACATATTTATACTCGTGTCCTTCTTGTGCTTCTTGTAAGAGTTTAATTAACTCTTCCCTACTGTTAACTGATTCTACATAACCCTCAATCATATTTGCACCACCTTCTGTATCAATTATTAGACAATCATCTAATTGACTTAAAGCAGTAGTTTTACCTACTTTTGGTGCTCCATATAACAACATTGTTTTTGGGTTTTGAGAGACAGCTTTCCTTTTGACTTTCTTTAACGCCATTATTATTCTCCTATTTTAAAGTGAAATAGGCTGGCTCAAATTGGTTTATTTAAACCAGCCCATTATATTACAACATTCCAACTATTTATACAAGGTATTTTTCTCTATGTGTGTAGTGGGGAAATTGAATGACAAAGCGGCTTCGAAAGGTTGAGATTTCAACACTTTACGAACGGTATTTGCTATAAAACTCCCAGCCATATTAGAACAATAACTTGTAGCTTTCATGTTGCACGGTTCAGGACTCCCCTCCTCATCTGAATACCATGTTTTCTGGTATCTTTTAAGTGTGGGTTTGACGAAAGTATATTGCTGATAATGTTCAGCTCCCATTCTTCCGTCTATAAGCAATCCAGGCTTAAAACCTTTGTATGATAAGCATATTTCTGCTGCTTCTAGCCTTGATTTCATACTATCGAATCCTAATATTATTATGTCATCTTCATTTGAATACATGAATGTCTGAAAATATTCGGTCATTTCAGTTATTTCGCAATTTGGATTTATATCCATTAATAAACCATTTAAAGCAGTTGTTTTGTTTTGTCCCAAGTGGGAATGCCCGTATTGTGAAACTCCAATATTAGCAGTTTCTACTTTATCTAGGTCATATAATACAAAATTCTCTGCTCCCATTCTACATAGCTGGGTAGCTGCGGAACTACCTATAGCCCCGCAACCCAGTATATGAAAAACATGATTATTTAAGGAATCAATTAATCCAACAGAGCGTTGGTTAACAATACCAGCCATAATTGCCCTCCTTTTCATATTCTCTTTGAATCATTGCATCTTTGTATTCTAAAAGCTCTATATCCCATGTGTATTGAAATAAATCAATCATATCTTGCTTATTTCCTTGAGGAATAATCACTTTATACTCAGATATTTTATTCTTATCTAGCATCTTTTGAACATTCTTTAGAGACTTTCTAAATTTAGGCAAAGATAATTCATCTGCCATAAACTTATCTACTATCGCATCTAAAGCTTCTTTAGTTTGAGCATGAAAAGATTTGTCTTTTAAAGTAACTTTATCATGAACTTGATTCCAAAGATTCCTTTGATTTATATTGTTGTTCCAACCTTGATATGAACTATAAGAGGTTACAACATTACAATGTTTGTCTTCACAAAGTTCTTTGTATTGCTTTTCCATAGATTTTGTTACTTTAACTCCATCTTTTCTTTTAATATTAAGCGTTGTATCAAAATGTTGCTCAATATCTAAACCTGCTGCTTTCCAAATACTTACTCTAAACTTGTATTCTTGTTTCAGGTTTACTACTAAAGCCAAAGAAAATGACTCATTTTTCCATGCATTTATTTCGTTTTCATCAGTTCCAGACCAGAATGCTCCCATCGTGTGATGAGAATGCCACCATACAAATTTAATACCTGGATTTTTATATTTCATAGCATACCTCATCTTATAATCTGCGACTGCATCTCCATCTAGCTCTGTATTAGTGCCTGTATTCTCTTGTTTTAGTATCTCTACATCTGCAATGGTATAAATTCCATTTTTATCAGGAACAGCTGTTGCCAGACCAGATATTTCATTTTTATCTTTGTCATATGCTAACTTCGCCCATGATATTATTTCATACCAATCTTTCTCTTCAATGAAAAACAACTTTTCTATTTCCATTACGCGCCCCTTTCTGTTGCCCATCGCAACATTTGCTCTTTGATTTCATCTTTATTAGGAACTAATTGTTCTGCTAAAGTTGCTTCGATTTCTGCTTCTTTATGCCAATAATTAGTTTCGTCTAGAATGTCATTATATACATATAAACTATCAAATGCAGATATTAAATAATTAACTACATCTTCATATGTATATATTCTTATTGATGTTTCATTTTCATCTTCAGGTAAACTAGACCTAAGATAACATCC